GGACTCCGCAAAGATTGGTAGCTCTGGGGACTCCGCACAGATTGGTAGCTCTGGGAACTACGCAAAGATTGGTAGCTCTGGGGACTCCGCACAGATTGGTAGCTCTGGGGACTCCGCAAAGATTGGTAGCTCTGGGGACTCCGCACAGATTGGTAGCTCTGGGAACTACGCAAAGATTGGTAGCTCTGGGGACTACGCAAAGATTGGTAGCTCTGGGAACTACGCAAAGATTGGTAGCTCTGGGAACTACGCACAGATTGGTAGCTCTGGGGACTCCGCACAGATTGGTAGCTCTGGGAACTACGCACAGATTGGTAGCTCTGGGGACTACGCAAAGATTGGTAGCTCTGGGAACTACGCACAGATTGGTAGCTCTGGGTACTCCGCAAAGATTAAAAGCACAGGATACGACAGCATTATTTGTTGTGCAGGGGATGATAGTTGCGTAAGTGCTAAAAAAGGAAGTTGGATTACTCTTGCGGAATGGAAATATGAGAAAGATAGATATGTTCCTAAGTGTGTAAAGACAGAGTATGTGGACGGAGAGAGAATCAAAGAAGACACGATGTACAAATTAATTGATGGAGAATTTACAGAAGTTTAGTAACTAAATAGCATCTTTTCTGGTTTGATTCTCTGCCTAACGAAACTATAAATAATGTTTTTGTATTTTCAAATTTTTTCATTTTTCATCTTATTGGGCAGAGAGTCAAGCCAGAAAAGGCTTGTTGCATAGCAGGATTTTTATATACCACACGACAACTAAATAAAAGAATCCTCGCAACGCATAAGTACAATACAGCTATTGTATAAGTCATGATTTCCCCTGCTATTAACGGCAGGGGAGAGAATGGACAGTAAAGGAGTGGGAACGTGATTACAAAGACACAATTCAAGGACGTATGCAAAAAGGCAGCTATTTATACAATTATGAGCCATCCAGAAAGAATCAGCGATAATTGTATAAACGACGAAGAGGTAGCAGCAATCTTAGTAAGATTTTATGAAAAGATTTTTAGAAAAGTATATAGCGGCAAAGAGGAATCGAAAGAATGTATAGATATAAATGAGATAGATGAAATATACGTTATCGCATTTGAGTGCCTATACAAAGATGATGGAATAACACCAAATTATGTAATATATCAAGAAAATATGTTGTGTTTAACAAGCATAAATGCTTTATATGAAATTTTAAGAAGCAAAATCGAAGATGATTATTTCGAATTAGAAAGAGACATTGACGGCTTATTAAATATGTGGAATGACTAACAGGGCTAAATAAAGGAGTTTATTATGCCAGACGAAGAACTAGAAAAACGCATCAAACTTGAACTTGCACTTATTCATCAGTGCGAAGAATCAGACATTATAATTTGCCACATTGAGGTATTAACAGATTGTTTTAAGTTTTATGTGATTTATAGAATGAAATATTTACATTATATGTCAATTACATTAGATGGTTTAGATATTTGTAAAGGAGAAAGAATATGATTTCAAGAAAAACAACAACAGATTTCTTAAGCAAGCTTCTTTGTAAAGAGAAGCTAATAGGAATCGGAAAGCACTATGCACGAGAAGTCACTGCAGATTACGGCACAGGTAAAGCAAAAAGAGTTGACTTTATGCAATTTGTACCAGATGGACAGTGTAGTGTATCAGCTTTAGAAAAAGGCATTTTCGTTTGTTATGAAATTAAAAGTTGCAAAGAAGATGTTTACAGCGGAAACGGACTTAATTTTTTAGGAGAGAAAAACTATATTGTTACAACGTTAGAGTGCGGCAAAGAGTTATTGACAGATATTAGGTCTGGGAAGTTAAAGAAATACATACAAGAGCATATCCAGATTCATCTACAAATTTTGGAATAATGGTAGCTGTCAGAGGTGCAAAAGATGGATTTTATGATGGAGAAATAACAGTAGACAGTGATGTTAATAAATGGTATTTAAAGACAATTGCTAATTGCAGAACAGGGTTAAGAAGAAAAAGCATAGTAGAACTGTTGTTTTGTATGTTAAGAGCGAAAGGAGATTGACATGGACGTTATCAAACAAATAGATTACATGATTGCTTGCCTAGAGATGGCAAAAGAAGAATATCAGTATGAGAAAAGTTATGAAACAAAGAAAAAAGCAAGAGAGGACAACGACTGGAACTGGTACGACAGAAACAGGACACCGAAAAAGGCACTGATTAAAGAGAATCTTAGAAACGTTGGTAGAACAGGATTCAAGCTTGCGAAAGATTTAGAGGTGGGAGAATGAAAATATATTCAAATCGAGCTGATAAAAATGTGGACTGTATCAGGACAAGCATGAGAACAGAAAAACACAATAGTTTGCACGTAACATTAAATTTTAGGAGAACTGTTGGTGGAACAGTTGCCATGGAAGAAGAAACAGGCAGTGAAGTGATAATAAATTTTACGGATACCTGCGAACTTGAAAATTTAATCATGGTACTGACACAGTTAAAGGAAATGACAAAAGGTTACTACGGTAAATGGGAGATTGAAAAGGAGAACGACTATGACAATAGCGGAGCAGGTAGCACAGTGTTTTTTAGAAAGCATAGAAAAGACAATCAATGAAAACAAGATGGATGTCGGAGCGTTAGAATCAAATACTTATTATCGTTCTGAAAAAGCAAAAATGGTAGTGACAGATACAAAGACAGGGATAGTTATTGCAACAATGACCTGTGACATGAATCCAAAAAGAAGAAAACAGGAAAAAGATTTAGATGATTATTGCCGTAAAAGAGTATGCCCTGTTTGTATTTTTAAAAATCAAGAACCTTGTATAACGAACAAAATTGCCTATGGAGTAGCTACTAATAAAGAGGTAGAGGAAAACTATAAAAAGATGTTAGAAGAAGAGGAGCTGAAAGAATGATACTAAAAATCTTACTTGTTATCATAGGTGTTTTCTTAGGACTGGTGGGCAGTGGCTTCTGCCAGTCCGCTAAAGCAAGAGATACGATCACAATGACGTTAGAAGATTATAAGCATATGGGAGAAATATTACACAGTTTGCCGATAAGAGAACGACACAAAAGCCTTAAAGGAAAAGACGTGGCGTTATACAGATGTCCTAAATGTAAAAGTTATGTAGCAGAATGGACAGAAGTTTGTGAGTGTGGGAATCGGTTAGACTGGGGAGAAAGTGAGGACTTAAGTGTTAATAAGAATTAGTGAGACAATGGCTATAAATACACAACAGGTTATTAGAATCTATGTCAAAAAAGTATTTGACGGATACGAAGTTATAGGAGAAACACTAGATCATCTATATACTATTAAAAAATGTACAACAAGAGCAAAAGCAGGAGAGACACTGGAAAAAATACTCAGTCAGTACGACAGAGGACAAAGGGTTATCGAATTATAAAGGAGCGTTATAAATGAACGGTAAAGAATATCAAGTAAAGGCAATGCGAACTAATGACGGATTAGGAATAGAAAGAATAATGAATATTGCTGATAATTTAGAACAGGGAGTAGAGGACAACGTACCAGACGCAGGGATTGACTTGGGTGGAATTATTAACGGCTTATTCGGATTATCTGGAGAAGTTGGAGAACTTACTGACATGGTTAAAAAATGGATATTCCATGAAAGTAGTTTTGACGAGGAACACGCAAAAAAAGAACTTGGGGATGTAATGTGGTATGTTGCTATGATTTGTGAATCATTTAATTGGTCGTTGGATGAAATTATGCAAATGAACATTGAAAAATTAGAGAAACGTTATCCAGATGGATTTGACGTTATCAAAGCAAATAACAGAAGTCCAGAAGATGTATAAAGTGGGGGGCGTTATTATGAGAGGGAAAGATAATCCGTGCTATGGGTGCACAGAAGCCACAGGAAGAACTTATAATTGACATACCCTATGTGACGGCTATAAACAGTTTCAAGACGATTGTAAGGAAGAGAAGAACGTTATAAAAAGGAAAAATCCTTATTATAAGTCGTTATCAAAAGAAAAATTTATGAAACGGAATGCTTTAAACAGGAACAGGAGGGGAAGAAAATGACAGGGTTATCAATAGACGTTATCAAAAATCAGATACAATTATCAAAAATGTTTGTAGGAAGTGAAGCGGTATCAACTAAGGCATTGAAAGAACTTCTTGAGTACAAAGAAACAGGATTGACACCGCAGGACATAAAAGAAATGGACAAGATGTATCTTGAAAAATGTAAAGAAGTAAATGCACTTGTAAAGACCTGTGAACGGCTAGAAAAGGAGAAAAGATGAATAAGCAAGACATATATACTCTATGTACATTAATTCCATCTATGGACGATTACAGCGGTCACAATATGTATCTATGCGGTAAACGTGACGGATTCAACGAGTGTGTGCAGACGTTAAAAGAAAATCTGGAAAGTATCAATGAGGAACAGGGACATGAATCGTGATCAGTTTCAAAAGTGGATAGACGAACACGGAACAGGGCAGAGAGAAAACAAGAGCTGCAACGATATAGACTGGATACTTGTTACCATGAAAGATACGTGGATAGCTTTATTTGAGTACGTGAATGGCTCATATATCCCTTATATTCAGTGCAAGGATAAAGAACACGCATTAAGTTATATAAATGTCTTAGAACGTCTGTCAGTGCCTTTTGACGTGATATAAAAAAGAAGCAGAGGATTATCCCCCCCTGCTTCTTTTATTTGTCTTCATATTTAATATATAAGTGCCTCCATTTCTCCAACCAATTTTTAGCACCGATGTAACTTTGATAGGTCAATTCGTTACTATCTTGCATTTCTTCGTACATATCACATTCATGCTGTACACGAAACCAGACATCAGCAAAGTTATCAATTGTATCATCATTCATAGCGAAGTACACTTTTAATTTCTTTAGTGCAGTGATCGCTTTTTTACAATCATCGGGTAATTCTCTGTCAAATATTTCTACCATTTTTATCTCCTTTTCTACCCTCGTAACCTCCGGGGTGGGTGGTGTATGTTATGCATTGATAAGTTGCTCCCAGTTAGGGTGTTCCTTATCGAATTTTTCTAGCTCTTTTTCTCTTTCGCCATAGGCTTCGAGTTCTAAAGCTTCGATTTCTTCCAAGCTAAAACCAAGCTTAGAAAGATTATCAGCTAGTTCATCACAAAGTAAAGAAGCTTCTAAATCTTGACGGTAAATGAAAATTTTTACCGCATTTTTATAACCTCGGATTGCTGAATTTTTAGCAACCTCTTCTTTAAATTTTTTGTCGATTTTTCTACCTCTGTAATAATCCATGATTTTCAACCTCCTAAATTCTTTCTAAAATCTTCTTACAAGCTTCTACATATCCGTCTGGAAGTGTTTCGGTGTTCATCTTCCCACCGTTTGCTCTCCATTCGAGATATTTTTTAACTTCTTCTTTTTCTTCTTCCAGTTCGTAAATAAATTCTTCGTAGGAAACGAAGTCCTCATTTTCGACTAACTTTTCAATTTCTTTTCTTAATTCTTTCATCTTCTTTTCTCCCTTTTAAATGCTTTTCGTTTATCTTTAACTAGAGTATAAATGATTTTAGTTTAAATGTCAATGGTAAAAATAAACTTTTTTCGTTTGACATATGATATATTTTAAATTATAATGATTTAAAAACAGAAAAGAGGTGTGGTTGATGGAATACAATATAAACTTTACTTACAAGGACAACAAGCAATTAAAAGAAATCTACAAAGAACTACTAAAAAGGAACGGCATGACAATGACAGAAGCGTCACAGCTCTTAGGATTGTCAACACCGCAGCAGCTAAACAACAAATTTAATAATAAAAAAGTATCCTTAAGTGATTTAAAGGATTTTTTGGGTATAATGGGATATGATTACGAGATAATAATAAAAAAGAGATCTGGGAGCTTTTGAGTTCTTCCAGATCTCTTTTACTATGCAATTCTTGAAACATTGGAAGTCTTTACTTTTTCACTTCCGTATTTTCTTTGGATGTCCTCGAAAGACATTTTCTTTTTATGCCACTTTCCAGATGGTTCTGTTGAGAAATGCCATTTCTTGCGATTCTTAGACCACTTAAAGCCTAATTTTTTTAATTCTTCTTTGTATGGGAATGTATTACCATCTACCCAAATCCAAGAGCCTACTACCTCGATATTTACACCATCGAAAGAAACAATATTATTGATTACATTTCTTAAGGCTTCGTCTGCCTTATAATCAAATGTATTTTTCTTTTCTTCTTCTGGTGTCTGCCCTGCCTTGAACATGTCAAACAGCTTCTTGTATTCGGCTGTAATCTCTTGACATGTAACAACGTCTCCGCCGTTGTCCGGGTGATTGGCTACCATTAATTTTTTGTATTCTTTTCTGAGTTCCTGTAAGTTTTTGGCTGTAAAATATTTCATTTCTTATCTCCTTTTCTTTCTTTGACCGATCTCCTTTAACTGTCTTTATTATACATAAAATTTATGCATATGTCAATAGAAAAGTACATATTTTTTATGCATAAAATTCTTGATGTGAAATCATGGGTATGATATAATGATGTAAAAGGAGGGAAAAACGATGATAAAATACAAATTAGATGTGCAGGAAGAATTGAAGAAAAAAGGATATACTTCTTATATAATAAGAAAAAACAAGTATTTAAGCGAGGGAACACTTGCAAAGATAAAGCGGGGAGAACAAATAAATATGAAAAGCCTTAATGCTATTTGTTGTATGCTTAGAAAAAATGTAGATGATGTAATTGATATAGAAATAACAGATGATGAAAAAATAAAATATTTTATCTAAAAAGTGTTGACTTATGCATAAATGTTATGTATAATAAAGACAGTTAAAGGAGATCAGTCAAAGAAAGAAAAGGAGATTGAAGTCATGAAAAATATTTATTTAACAAAAGCACAGGAATTAAATTTAAAATACGCAGGTTTAGACTTGGGAGACGAGACAGAAAAGAAACTTGAAATCATTATGGAAGACAATCATACAAAGAAAGAAGCTGTTGACTATTTATGCAATGGATCAGTAGTGTACGAGAAAGAAGAATTTGAAAAATTCTTTGATCAGTATATGAATGAATGGGATGTTGAGGAAGAAGACAGGGAAGAATATAAAAAAATGATTGAAAGCAACAAACCCGCTTTTGACTGGGGAGTTGTAGAGTATGAAGGTATAGCATACTTTATTGATTATGTATTATAGGAGGGAGCAGCCATGAAAAAAGAATTTTGGGAAAGAGTGAAGAGGGAAAGAATAGTTGATACAAGAAAATACAGATATATAATTGATGAAGATATAAGACTCGAAAGGCCTTTAATAAAAAGGCTGCCAATTGAAGACTTAGACACAACGGCAGCTATTGACGGGTGGGAAGTTGTAAAGGAGCTTTAAAAATGAAATATAGAACAAAAAAGGTTTGCTTGGATTGCGGCAAATCTTTTTATGGTAGTCCGGATAAGTTATATTGTGACGAATGTGCAAAAAAAAGAAAATCTAATGTAATGAGAATTAGAGTGTGTAGGATGTGTGGTAAAGAGTTTAACGGTGGACCTAGAGCGTTTTACTGTCCAGATTGTAGAGTTATACGGACCAAAGAAGCACAAAAGAGATTTAGGCAAGGAAAAACAGCTAAAAGGAAGCTTGGGAGTGTCGATAAGTGTGAGCTGTGCGGAAAAGAATATATTGTAACGGCAGGCAGGCAAAAATATTGTTCGGAAAAATGCCAACACGAAGCAGGCTTATTATTGCAAAAAGAATATAAAAGTGCTTATAATAAAGAGACAGAACAGACAAAAAAGAAATTGGAAAAGAACAGCAAAAAACAAAAAATTTGCGAATACTGCGGTAAAAAATTCCAATCCAAAGTTGCAAGTAACACTTGTAGTGATTACTGCCGACACAAACAAGCGCAGATCAGAAACGCAAGGGCACGGATTAATCGTGGCGAGAAAACAAATCTTGACACGCTGTTGAAAGAAAGAGACGAGTATAGAAACAAAGCAAGCAATAATAAAGGAGGTACGCGGATGAATGTAAAAAACAAATATGGGAAAGAAATTGATTTTGACGAAGCGCTAAAATCAATGGATGCAGATTTAAGAGAAAGCGTGGCGTATGAATTGAGCCTTTCGTCTGATCAAGAATTTTTTGACAAGTACGCCGAGGCACATAAAAAAAAATTCGGGACCACTTGGGAACCAGATCGAGAATAAAAAGAGTGTAAACAAAGGCACTTCTCACTATGGTATAATTATACTAGATAATAACCATAGTCGGGAGGTGTCTTTTTTGATTAATAACAAACTAAAGAATTGCTGTAATGATTGCGTACATTGCGAGATCGTGGCGGAGACAAAGAGAAGAGCTATCCCAGAGAACAAGACAGAAGTGGTACTGGTAAATATAAAGTGTAGTCACATGTGTGTATGTGGCAGGTACCAGAAAGAGGTGCAGGATGGAAGATAGAAGCCTGTGCTGTGCAGGATGCAAGAATACATTATCTGACAGAGGGATTATGTACTGCACTAAGGATAATGGCAAGACATTAATAAGAGACAGATATTTGACCGTATGTGATGATTACAAGACAGCAGGACCGACAACAAAGGTGTATGCAAACGAAAGGACGTGAGACAATGGGAGCAGGTGGCAGACCGCCTAAATACAAGAGTGTCAAAACGATGCAAAAAAAGATAGATGAGTACTTTAAACTATGTGAGGGCGAAGTATTAAAAGAAGATGGTAAGATAGTAAGAAATAAAAGCGGCTATCCTATTATGATTAACAGGAAACCGCCAACAATTACCGGATTGGCTTTGCACCTTGGTTTTACATCTAGAGCGGATTTGTTGTATTACCAAAATGAAAAACAAGAGTTTCTTGACACAATCACACGGGCGAAAAGCAGAGTGGAAGAGTATGCAGAGGGCAGATTGTACGACAAAGAGGGAAGTTCTGGGGCACAATTTAACTTAAGAAACAACTTTAAACACTGGGATGCAGACAAGAAGCAGGAAGAGAATAAGACAGAGGGAATTACAATAGTAAATAATATTCCTAGAGAGTAAGGAGCGGTTGCATGGTTAATTTGACGGATGTGATCGCCCCATCTTTTTATGCTGTACATTGGGATATACAAGACGGAAAACATACATATTACGACTTATATGGCGGTCGTGGCTCGACTAAATCGTCTTTTGTTAGTGTAGAGATTGTATTGGGTATTATGCAGGGTGCAACAACAGGAGAATACAGCAATGCGGCAGTGTTTCGAAAGGTTGGTAATACCCTAAGGGACAGTGTGTATGAACAGATAGAATGGGCTATAGATGCCTTAGGTGTTAGCGATCTGTGGGAATCTTCTAAGAGTCCGCTACAACATATATATAAGCCGACTGGGCAGAAGATAATCTATAGAGGACTGGACAAGGCAAAGAAAACGAAGTCTATCAAGGTCGCAAAGGGATATATCAAATACCTGTGGTTCGAGGAACTAGATGAGTTTGCAGGCATTGAAGAGATTAGAACTGTACAACAATCTGTATTGCGTGGTGGTTCTAAGTTCGTAGTGTTTAAGACGTTCAACCCACCAATCTCTGTTAATAACTGGGCGAATAAGTATGTAGCAGAAGCAAGAGAGGATAGCTTTAGACATAAGAGTGACTACACAACAGTTCCTGTGGAATGGCTAGGGAAGCAGTTCATAACCGATGCAGAATATCTGAAAGAGACAAACGAACGAGCATACAAGCATGAGTATCTTGGAATCCCTGTAGGACTTGGAACAAACATCTTTGAGCTTCTAGAAATACGCACGATCACGGACGAAGAAATCGCAAGGCAGGAAAGAATCTATCAAGGGCAGGACTGGGGATACTATCCAGACCCGAAAGCTTTTGTCAGATGTGCATATATGCCTGCATCACAAAAAATCTTGTGCATAGACGAACTTGGTGGGCAGAAGATACGAAACACGGCAATGTCACAGTTGATTATTAATAAGGGATATAACGACTATACTATATCCTGCGGTGCTGACGAGATAGAAAGCATCCTAGACTTTAGAGACGCAGGACTTGTGGCAAACAAAACAAACGTATATCCGGGTAGTCGTAAATACTCTTATGAATGGTTGCAGTGCAGGACATTAGTCATAGACCCTGCGAGAACTCCACGGCTGTATGAAGAGGTAATAAGCTACGAGCATGAGGTAGATGAAAACGGAGAAATCAAGGCAGATTATCCAGACGGCAACGACCATTTTATTGATGCATTAAGGTATGCGACAAGTCCAATGTCTATGAGACGTGGGGAAAGTGCATAAAGGAGATAGAAACAATAATGATAAATCTAAAAGACGTAAAATGTGTAAAAATCGGAAGTGTGCTGTTACATGTAAATGACATTACAGAGATAGCATGGCACCATGGGATTGTAGAGATAACCGTAAACAGTGATCTAATGCAAGCAGACATAAAAACAAATATAAAAAATGTCGAGCTTGTGACGGTGGAATAGATGGGTATATTTAGCAGAATGAAAGAGATATTAAGTAACCTTTTTAGACAAAAGGCAAGAGATGAATTTAAAATAGACACTGTGACCAGTCCAGAGATGCAGAGAGCTATAGAAAAGTGTGCATACATCTATAAGGGCAGTCCATACTGGTTAGACAAGGACGAGCATATAAAGACTATCAACTTTGCAAAAGCTGTGTGTTCGGAGACAGCACGTCTTGCTACACTTGCAATAGGCATAGAGATAGATGGCAGTGCAAGAGCTAATTGGTTGCAGGAGCAGATAGACAAGGAACTAGAACAGGTACGACATCACGTAGAATATGGCTGTGCATACGGTACAGTAGTATTAAAGCCTAATGGCTCAAGTGTGGACTTGATCACGCCAGAAAACTTTATTGTAACAGACGAAAGCAATGGAGAGATTCAAGGCATTGTGTTTGTACACAGAGAAATTTCTAGTGATGGCAGGACATACTACACCAAACTAGAATATCATAGGTATATCGAGGACGTGTATCAGATCACAAACAGGTGCTATGCTTCTAAGGATGCCAACGATACAGGAAAGCTAATTGATATAGACGAGACACCATGGCGTGGAGAACTAGAGGATGTAGGACTTGCAAACCTAAACGGACAACGCCTATATGCAGTTCTGAGGACACCGCAGGCGAACAATGTAGACATGCATTGTAGTTTAGGATTGCCTATCTTTTACGAAGCAATAGAAGAGCTAAAAGATTTAGACATTGCATACAGCAGGAACGCAACAGAGATATTCGACAGCCGAAGAATGTTGCTGCTAGACTCCGACAAGTTAATGGAGACTGGTACAAGGGTAAACAATACTCAAGATGGATTTGAGAGAAGCAAGAAGCGGTTGAGATTACCAGAGTTTGTTAAGAATGTAAACAGCACAGACATTAAAGGATTCTATCAAGAGGTAAACCCAAGTCTCAACACGGATACACGACTGACAGGAATCAATGCCCTATTGTCACAGATCGGATATAAATGCGGATTTAGCAACGGATACTTTGTATTTAACGAAACGACAGGGATTCAGACAGCTACAGGCGTAGAAGCAGAGCAACAAAGGACAATACAATTTGTTAAGGACGTAAGAGACAAATTACAAGCCTGCATGGATGATTTAATAGCTGCACTTAATATATTCGCTGATCTGTACCAATTAGCACCAAGAGGATCGTATGAAACCGTGTATGACTTTGGAGACATTACCTACAACGAAGATGAAGATAGAGCGAGATGGTACAGCTATGTTACTTCTAACAAGATTCCATTCTGGTACTATCTAGTTAAATTTGAGGGATTTAGTGAAGAAGAAGCGAAAGCACTCGAAGAAGAAGCGCAGCCAAAAGAGCCAGACTTATTCGGGGGAGATGAAGAATAATGCTAACGCCAGATTACTTATGGTATGTGCCAGAAAAGGCAGAGAAGCAAGCGGAAGAGCTACATAATAAGATTGTATCTGTAATCGTCGAACGAATGATGATAAGGCTAGGACGTGGGGAAGATTACCTTTTTACTTCTATTGACAAGTGGCAGATGGATGTATTGCAGGATGCAGGGTATATCTTGCAAGCGGTACAGAAAGAGATTGCACAAACAACAAAGATAGGAATTGATACAATTGCACGGACCATGAAAGAAGCAGGTATAAAAGCCTTAGAGTGGGATGATGCAGTATATAAAAAGGCAGGTCTTGAACCAAAACCACTCGGGGAAAGTCCTTATCTGCAACGATTGTTGCAGAGGAATTATGAAAAGACCAAGGGAGAGATGTATAACTACACCGGTACGATGCCGAATGCTTGCCATGATAATTACATTAAGGCAGTGGATAAAGCATATACACAGACTGCAAGCGGTACGACAGGGTACACACAAGCGGTTAAAGAAGCTGTTAATAACATTATAGACAAAGGGGCAGACGTAACTTATCCAAGTGGACGTAGAGACAGCATAGAGACAGCTACAGCAAGAGCGGTCCGCACTGGTGTAAGCCAGATGGCAGCAGATATTACAGACGCACGTATGGACGAGATGGATTGGGATATTATCCTAACATCTGCCCATCTGGGAGCCAGAATCGGAAACGGTGGGGATAATTTAACCAATCATTTCTGGTGGCAAGGCAAGTTTTACAGCAAAAGCGGTAATGACCCAAGATTTCCGCCTTTTTCGGTCTGCGGTATGGGAAACGTGCAGGGAATCCATGGGGCAAACTGCCGACACTCCCACGGACCGGGGGATGGAATAAATAATCCGTTCGAGGACTACGACAGCGAAGAGAATCGCAAAGAATACGAGAAACGGAAACGACAGAGAGAGCTTGAAAGACGTATCAGAAAGACGAAACGGCAGTTAATCGGCATGAAAACGGCTGTGGATAATGCAAAGGACGAAGCTTTAAAGCACGAGCTTGACATGGAGTATCAAAAAAAGGCTGCACTATTGCAGAAGCAGAACAAAGCCTACAATGATTACTGCAAAGAGAACAATCTTAAGAAGCAAAGCGAACGACTAAACACGGCAGACTGGAACAGGAGTCAAGCATCCTCAGCACGAGGTGCAGCGACACGATACAACAATGCACGAGGTAAATAATGGAAACTATAAACGAAATTATGGTAGCCTGTGGGTGGATTATTACAATTGGTGGAGCTATAGGAGTATTGTACACTGCCTATAAGCATTACAAGAAGCCTACAGACGATTTGGAACAGCGAATAGAACATATAGAAACAGATATCAAAGAAATTAATCAAAAGCTCAATAGTGACTATAGTACGATCAACAAACAGCAAGACGATATGAACTTAGTCATGAAGAGTATGTTTAATTTGATTGAGAATAAGATTACTGGAAACAACATTGAGGGTCTAAAAAAAACCAGAGACGATCTGATAAATGCACTGACAACACACGACAAACAGTGAGGTGTTTCTACTTGAAAGTATATGATTTTACCATACCAGAACTAAATCGTTTTCGTATGTATTGCAACTTCACAGATATTGAAAGAATATTGTTCGAGTATCGGGCAAAGAATATACCACTAGAGAAATGTGCAGAGCTTATGAACGTAAGTCTGTCTACAGCAAAGAGAATCAGCAGGAGAGTTAATAATAAGATTATTAGAGTATGTTAGGAGAAGAAAATGGAAAGTAGAGAATTTTTAGCAGTATGCAAAGCCAAGATTGCAGATTATGTGAATGATCATATTGATAAGACAGATCAGAAACATCTTACGATCAACGATATATACGTTGTCTGGTATGCTAAGACATTACAGAATCATAAAGCACTGTTAAGCACGACATTATCCGATGGAATGTATTATGAAATGACATTTAACGGAGATAAGAGGGAGCTATACATGGATGCTTATAAGAAGTGGGAAAATGTCAAATTTGATATGTAATGGACAATGAAAAAAAGAGGGGGATTGAAAAGGTAAAAATCCATGATACAATATAAATGTAACAAGTAATAAGTTGTTGAATAAATAATTATAAGATTTCCTTTTTAGTTTTAAATGATAGTTGCTTGTTTCGGAGATACTTTTTTCATGTTATAATACTTTAATCCTTTTTTTATTTTTGTTTATGCAATATAGTACGGTGGATTCCTAACGGAGTCCGTGGAAGTATAACTCAGTTGGTCAGAGTAGTCGGCTCATAACCGACCTGTCACAGGTTCGAGTCCTGTTGCTTCCATTTGCTCACTGTTGTGGGCATAAGAAATTTTTAAATTTCCTCAAAGTAAAGATTTTGTTGGTTTTGAATTTTTCATTTTTCATCATGACACTAAACTGGTTTTATCAAATCATATATGTGTTCCTCAATTTTATCTCAACCTAAGCACCATGACCCCTATCATGGTGCTATTTTTTAACTTAATACTGATACTTTTATGAGACTTTAACGACCTGTTAGAGTCTCTTTTTTAATGCGATAATTTACACATAAAAGGGAGGTGGAAGAGTGAACGGATATAACTATAATCCTTATGCACCAATGTATCAGCAGGATACAATGCAGTTGCAGGATAGGCTAAATCAGTTACAGCAAATGCAACAGCAGTACAATAAACCAATGCCAGAGACACAAGTTCCAACACAGAATGTTAATTGGATACAAGTTGCAGGCATAGAGGGAGCAAAGAACCAGATCGTACAGCCAGGGGCTACAGCATGGATGATGGACAACAACGCACCTTTCTTTTATGTAAAGAGTGTAGATGGAATGGGCAGTGCAACTTTTAAGGTATTTAGATTCGAGGAGATACCGCCAGAAGCCACGCAGAACGCCCAAAAACAAAATGTAAACTATGATAATAGATATGTTACAAGAACAGAGTTTGAAGAACTTCTAGCAAAGCTAGGAGAGCAACCAGAGAAAGGAGAGTTAAGCAATGAGTAATCCTTTAATGAACATGATAGGCGGTATGATAGGAAACAACAACCCTATGCAAATGGTACAGCAGGTAATGGGCATGGTAAGAGGGTCTAACAATCCGCAGTCTATGGTTGAAAGTATGGCACAGACAAATCCTGCGATTAAGCAGGCAATGGAAATGTGCAGTGGGAAGAACCCACAGGAAGTGTTTAACAACTTATGCCAACAGCAGGGCATGAATCCACAGGATATTGTGGATAAAGTGAATAAATAGATATTAAGCGGTGCACAGCTTGGTAAATAAATTTATGGAGGACAACAACAATGAATGAAGCAATGGGACTCACTGCGGCAGATGTAGCGGCAGTGACAAGAAATGACGGATATGATAACGGCTTCGGCAACGGTGGTTGGTGGATTTGGATTATCTTAATTGCTTTCCTTTTCTGTGGTAACGGATGGGGAAGAAATAACGATACCGCAACGACCGCAGGCGAAAATGCTTTCTTATCCGATGAGTTTGTTAAGAGAGATATTTTCAATACAAACCAGAACGTATCTAATACAGCTTGTCAGACACAGAGAGACGTATTAGAAAGCAGATACACAACACAGTTAGGATTACAGCAGATGCAGGCACAACAGCAGGCTTGTTGCTGTGAAACACAGAAAGAAGTGTTACAGAACCGCTATGATGCGGCTTTAATGGCCCAGAATATGCAGGCACAGATGGCACAGTGTTGCTGTGATATTAAGGAAACAATCCTCGCAGACGGACAGGCTACACGCCAGTTGATGCAGGACAACACAATCCAGAATCTTAGAGATAAACTTGCGGACAGAGATAGAGACTTACAGTTATCTAACTTCCAGATTTCGCAGGTATCACAGACTAAGAACATTGTGGATGCTGTTAGACCATTCCCAACACCTGCATACATTACAGCAAGTCCTTATGTATCCTATAATGGGTATGCATACGGTGGTTGCAACTGCGGAAGTGTAAATGTGTAAATAAATCAAGCTTGTTGGAGAATCCATATCTACTAAGTAGACTAGCAATATATTGACGATAGGGTGTCGGGTTCGGCATCCTATTTTTGTTTAGGAGGGAAAATTATGTTAAATGCGGTAAATGTAGCACAGCAGGATGTAAACAGTGGTGCAAACGTACTATTTGCGAATACACGATATAGTAGCAGACGTTGTACTTGTAATTATGGGTGGCTGAATCATGTAGAGGGGTCTGGTCTGTTTACGTTAACGAATAGATCAAACTGTCCTATGACTGTAGAGGTAGAATTTAACGGAAATGTATCCGCTAATGCAGCAGGAGCAACGGCACTTGCTGTAGAGCTTAACGGAGAAGCTATTGGTGGAACAGAAATGGACTATACAGTAGTTACAGCGAACACATTTCAGAACGTGGGAGCAACAACGGTTGTAACTGTACCATCTGGCGGTAGCTTAATCGTAAGCATCGGAAATGTAGGAACAACAACGGCAATAGTAAAAGATGCGAATATTATTATAAAGCGTATCTCTTAAGGAGGTGCGATCATGATTGAATTTACAAACAATCTTGAAGTAACAAAAACAGAAGATATCTTTGACGAGATCAACAAAAGATATGTAGCGGCTATGATGATACACGGTCAAATGGCAGACTATTTCAACTTCTTAGGTTTGAAAGGCTACAAAAGATTACATGAATACCAGTTTCTTACAGAAAGCTTGGAGAGACGTGAAATATGCAGGTATTTTGTAGATCATCACGGCAAGCTTTTAAAAGATTCTTTTAGCGGTACTATAAAAGTGATTCCCGACTCTTGGTATACAGCCAGTAGACTAAGTATCGGAAAATCCACAAAGCAAAAAGCCGTAGAGGATGGCTTTATAGAGTATCACAACTGGGAGAAAGAGACAAAAGAAGCCTATGAGAAGTACGCACAGCAACTTAGAACGAACGGAAACGTATCGGATGCACTATTTGTAGAATGTCTGGTAAAAGACGTATCTAAAGAGCTAGAAACGGTTGAAAAGATGGTTACTGATCTAATCTCTGTAGGATACGACATGGTGTATATTACAGAGACACAGGACTGCATTCATGAGAAATACAAAAAGAAGCTTAAGGAGGTCAAATTATGAGTGAAATCAAACATGTTCTGGAAGAACAGCTAGAAAGAGAAAAAAACTCAGCATTAAAACAGCTCACAACATCTAATCTTGATGCAATGTATAAGATTACAACAACATTATGCAATCTGGAAAAGATGGAGCATGGAGACATAGCGGAAACCGTCATGGATGCAGGAGAGAATCTTATTAAGAAGTACAGCAATGGCAAATATGATAAAAATATAGATGCATTGTATGACAACTACTTAAGTTCTAAAATGGCATACAAAGAAAACGGAGATCAAGGACACCGTGATAAGCTTATGGAATCGGTCGGTAGATTGATGGTGGAAGTGTATGATATGCTTTCTTCTATGGTTATTGATTCTGACTTTATGGACGAGAGAAAAGAGATACAGCGACAGATAAAGAAACTTGCGGAAATGTAAAAAAAGAGGGTATTGAAACGGCATATTTTAGGGTTTACAATAAATATGTAGGAATTATGCAGATTTGCCACAGCCTCCTTGTAAGTACAGAGTTTTTTAAGCGTTTTTGGTTACACGACAACAGGAAAAGAGTTCGAGGCTCGAGTGGGGTTCAAGTCCCCACATTTCTTTTACCTTGACTTAGGTATATAAGTCTTAATTCATTACCGCAGACATAGCGGTATACAAACAATGTAGGAGGATATATATGCAGAATTACGAACAGATTTTAGCAGAATTAGGAATCGAAATCCCAGAAGAGAAAAAGGCAGAGCTTAAAAAAAGACATGCCGAAAATTATAAGACTGTAGCTGATTATAATAAACAGGTAGAGAAAAAAGATGAATACAAAACATCTTTAGACGATGTACAGACCAGATTAGCCGAATTAGAGAAAGAAGATGTTGACGGTCTTAAAGCTAAGATTACAACATTAACACAGGAGCTTGCAGACGAAAAAGAAGCAAGAGCAAAAGAAGCTAAGCAGACAGAGTTAAGAGACAAGGTAAAAGATTTCTTATCTGATAAAAAATTTGTAAATGCAATCACAGAAGACTCTATCCGTTCCCAGATGATTCAGAAGTTAGAAGAAGAGAATGGGAAAAATGCAGAAGATGTATTTAAAGAACTTACTACTAAAGATGGGAAACCAATTGAGAACATCTTGGTTGACGAAAAGAAAGCACCAGCTCCTAATATCCCAAGCTTTACGACTAAGTTCAACAGCGGAGAGCAGAAAAAGGGAACACAGAAGTTAAGGGAAATGTCTTTAGACGACAGAATGAAGCTTAAGGCAGAGGACCCAGAATACTATGCAACCTTATTAAATGACAGATAGATAATACCGACTCACAATATGGAAGTGAGCCGCTAACCTAAAAATCCCTTAATAGTTGTAGGTAGATGGGACAAATAAAAGTCCTTATCTATTCTTATTTAGGGTAGAAAGGACTTTTTTTATGCCAAGAACAGGATTATTTGGCGGTTTTTATTTTGACCCAGAAGAATTTTCTCGTTATATGACAGAAAACCCAACATGGAATGATGCGATTATTGCATCTGGTGTGTTAGCACAGGACAATACAATTATGGATTTAATCGGAGAAAAAGGAAACGTTGCAACAATTCCTTTCTATACACCGATTGATGAACAGGACTCACAGGCTTTAAACAACGATGGAGAAACAGACAATACACCTGTTGAAATCACAGGAAAGAAACAGACTTGCATGTTAATCCAGAGAATGAAAGCTTGGAAATCAAAAGACTTTACAAAAGAGTTAACAGGTGCAGACCCTATGACTCATGTTGCAAACTCTGTTGCAAGCTTCTATAAGCAGGTAAGAACACGTGACTTAATGACTACAGTTGATGCAGTTTTAAGCCTGTCTGGTATGGAAAACCATATTACAGACTTATCTTTAACTGGCGAGGGCACTGTAGGAGATGCAAACAAAATTGATGATACAACACTTATCTTTGCACAGCAGAAAGCTTTAGGAGATTCCGCTGACAAGATGGGATTACTTGTATTAAACTCTTACATCTACGCAAAGTACAAAGCAATGGGACTTGTTGACTACAACAAATACACTATTGCTAACGCAGTAGAAAGAGAAGTAAATCTTCCTACAATCGGTGGATTTATCCCACTGGTAACAGACAGATTTACAGTTGATACAACAGGAACAAACCCAGTATACAAAACTTATATGCTTGGTACAGGTTCAGTATTGACTTGTGATAAGACAAACTATGAAAATCCTTATTATACAGACTATGACCCAGAAACATCTGCCGGTATTGAAAAGCTGTATACAAAACAGGGTTATGTATTACATCCTAACGGATTTTCTATTAATGCTAACAAGATTGCAAAAGAGTCTCCTACAAACGCAGAGTTAGGAACTAAAGGAAACTGGTCTTTAGCATTTAACCAGAAGAATATCCGCATGGGTGTTATTAAATCCAACGGATAAAAAGGAGTGCGATTTCATGGCAAATTATGTTGACTATGAATATTACAAAACCCTTTTTGGAGAGAAAGCAATCCCAGAAGCAGACTTTAATCGTCTGGTCTGGGATTCTTGCAAGAAGATAGATAATGCCACGACTGGTGTTGACAATGTGAAGAAACTTAAGATTGCTTTTCCAACAGATGAAGATGATGCAGAAGCAGTTAAAAGATGTGTTTGCGAGCTTCTGACGATCGCTTATAAGATTGAACAAGCAGAAGCAAGAGTTGAAACATCACAGGGTTACATCGCGTTAGAGGATGGAACAGTGATGAGTAAGCAGGTAGCATCTAAGAGTGCAGGAAACGAGAGTATAAGCTATGTGACTTCCAGTAACGCAGGTACGGCTACATTGATAGATAAGTGTCTAGCGGATAAGGAAGCACAAAAGCAGTTATACTCTGACACAATAAGAGACTACTTATCGGGTGTCACAGATGCCAACGGAGTAAGTCTACTGTATATGGGAATGTACCCAACGGAGTATTTATGAAAGATTGTAAAGTAAATGTTTTAGGAACTATATATAAAATCAGATTCAGACATGAGAATGAAGATGAAAAACTACAAGAATTGTCTGGTTATTGCGATTATTCAAATAAAACAATAGTCGTTGCAATTTTTGAAAAAAGTGTTGATTCTGTGAATAACATTGAATCGGTTCAAAAAAGTGTGCTTAGGCATGAGATTATGCACGCTTTCTTATATGAAAGCGGTTTAGATGGACAGTCCTGCAACACAGATTGTTGGGCAAAAAACGAAGAGATGATTGACTGGTTTGCTTTACAGTCTAAAAAGATTTTTAAAGCTTTTAAAAGAGCAGGTGCATTATAAACGGAGGGATACGATGTATAACGATACAATCACACTTTTTAATAGGTACGAAAGTAAATTGGGAGATACATGGTATCCCTCTATTTTGCATAATACGAACCTAAACATGGATAAAGCAAGCATCGTTGCAAAGTACGGTTCTGACTCACAGGACAATGCTGTATTAAACGTGCAGTATAGCCTAAAAAGCGGTCAAAAGATGGTAGGGAGTAAATTATGGCTACCTCCTAAAGAATGGCTTAAACAGACGAATGATAAGCTGTCACAGACACTTACGTTTAGTTCTAAGGCGAATAGTTTTGATTTCTTTATCGTTGGCGAATGGGAGAATGAAGAACCGATTGCAGAGGATGATTATATTGACGGATTCTATGAAGAAACGAAACTTAAGTATGATTATGTCTTTGCAATAACTGGAAGTGCCTTTTACGACATAATCCCGCACTTTGAGGTAATGGCTAAGTAGGTGGTTATATATGGCTAAGAAGAAATTAGGAAATGTTAATGTGAATACACAGAACATGAGAGCTAATATCAGTCTGGCGAGATTCGATGAACAAATACAAAGTGCTCAATTTTGGCTAGATAGTCAAGTTATGACCGATATGGTCCCTTATATGCCACACGAAACAGGTACGTTTATAAATGTGACAAGGGCAAAAAGTGCTTCACTTGCAGGTACTGGAATGGTATGTGCAGGTACTGGACCGATGGGACGTTTCTTGTACTATGGTAAAGGTATGGTTGACGAATTAACAGGGTCTCCATGGGCGAGAAAAGGTGCTAAGAAAGTATTAGTTACCGAATTTGCAGGGCATACCAACGCAAAAGTTGACTTAAGCTACCAGAATCCAAAAGCAACTCCAAAATGGTTTGAAACAGCAAAGAAGAATCACGGTAAAGCATGGATTACTCATGTTAAAAAGCAGGCAGGAGGAAGTTAATGGCAGAAGAACAAAAGGTAGTCAAATACGATCTTGACGGCTTTGACGTACTAACAACAGCTCTAACTGACTTGATAAATCAGTATCCGAACATTCGAGAGGGAGAAGAGATCACTTTTTCAATATTGGATGATGCAGGCGGCAAGGCAATGTTCCCTGTGAATGGGGCAGTGATCGAGAGTGAGAAAGAAAGTATCACTGGTCACGTCACACAGGTTTGTTTGTATCCATTTTGTGTGATCTACCGTATAAGCGGTGCTAATGCAAAACGTAAGGCAGACACGAAAGAGTGGTTGGATAACCTTGGTAAATGGTTGGAAAAGCAAACAATCACAATTAAAAACAACACATATAAACTAGAAGAATATCCAGTGTTGACAGGCAATCGAAAGTTTTTAACGATTGACAGACAGACACCTGCATATTTGGACAGTATAAACGAAAACAAGTCTGAGAATTGGGCTATCAATATTTCTGCCCGATATCAAAACGACTTTGATAGATAAATTAACTATTAACTGGTCTACGACAGGATGTAGATCACTGACCTTGAAAAGATAAAGGAGAATCATAATGGCAGTTACAACAGGTAAAATTGACCGTAAGTATATGGCTCATTTCTTAGATGCAGGCTCTTTGTGCGGTGGTAAAACACCATCCTATGAACGTCTTGGAAAAGACTTAGAAGAGTACAATGTCGAACTTAATCCAGATACAGAAACAAGTAAAAATATTATCGGAGAATCTACATTCAAACACAACGGATATGAGGTTTCTTCAGAAGCCGACCCTTATTATGCAGAAGCTGACAGCACATTAAGCCAGAAGTTGCAGGAGATCATTGATAATCGTTACAAAGACGATAATCTGAAAACTACCGCAGTAGAAGTACACCTATGGAAAGAAGCATCAAGCGGAGCTTATGAAGCATACGCAGAAGATTGTTATATTGTTCCAACATCCTACGGTGGAGACACAAGTGGTTACCAGATTCCATTTACAGTTAACTACGCAGGAAACCGCAGAAAAGGTACTTACAACGTAACATCCGGAACATTTTCAGAAAGTGCTACACAGGACTTAAAAGACAACAGCAAAGCAGTTTTATCATAACAAGGAGTGCAGGATATGGAAGAACTTAGACGAAAAGTCAAAACTGGGGCATTAAATGTAATTTTAACAAACGAAGATGATGAGGAAATCGGAAGATTCCCATTCAACCCAGTTGATTTAAATATCGTAAGAAGATACGAAGAAGTTGTTGCTAATTTGGAAAAGATGGAACTTCCAGAGGATGCTACAGAGCAGGATATCTTAGAACTGTCTGACAAATTAGAGGGGCAGATTGATTACTTGCTTAACTCTAAAGCTTCTAAGTCTGTATTTGCTATTTGCAATCCACTAACTCTTACAGAAAGCGGAGATTTCTTCATCGAGAACATCATCGTGGAGATCGCAGATATTATTGAGCAGGTAACAGACCAGAGAATTAAGAAGAAACAGGCGAAAATTAAAAGGGCAACGTCTAAATATAACAAATAATGGAAGTTTGGGAACTTCCTACATCCATAGTAGTTGGTGGCATAGATTATGAAATACGCACAGATTTTCGTGCAGTTCTGGACATTTTAAAAACATTTAATGACCCAGACTTTGAGAACGATGAAAAGTGGATTGTTTGCCTTACCATTTTATACGTTGATTTTGGAAATATGCCACCACAAGACTATGAAGAAGCTATTGAAAAAGCCATCAAATTTATTGACATGGGTATTAAAGATGATGGGAAGAAACAACCTCATGTGATGGATTGGGAACATGATGCACCAGTTATCATCCCATCTGTTAACCGTGTACTTGGAAAAGAAATACGAGCTATGCAGTATTTACATTGGTGGACTTTTTTAGGAGCTTACATGGAAATTGGAGAGTCTTTGTTTTCGCAGATTCTTAGTGTTCGCATGAAGAAAGCCAAAAGAAAGAAACTGGAAGACTGGGAAAGAGAGTTCTACAAAGAAAATAAAACGCTTATTGACCTAGATGTTAAATATTCCGAAGAGGAATTAGAAGAACAGAAACGTTTGAACGATTTACTGAATGGGAAAGGGGCGTGATTGAATGGCTACACAAAAAGCGGATGGAAGTATTTATATCAAAACAGAAATTGATACGACCGAAGCAAAAGCAAGTGTGAAAGAAATTGCATCCCTTTTAAAACGTTTATCAAATCAAGTGAAAACCATTGGGAAATCAATGGAAAAAGCCATGAGTGGCGGTATAAAAGCACCAGATACAAAAGGCATGGACGTTGTCGAAGAAAAAGCAAAGACCGTGGCTAAGGAACTGGAAAAGACCGCACAGGCAGAAAAGAAGCTTGATAACATCGACATTAAGACGACTGCACTTGATACGTTAGATAAAGCAATAGAAACCACAGGACAGAAGCTTGCAGAGTTGGAAAAAGCACAGATGGATGTATTTAACAGAAATCAAAGTGTGACTTCTTCTTCTGCGTTTCAAGCAATGGAAAGTGCAGCGGCTAAACTAGATCAGCAATACGAAGAACTTCTTGCAAAGAAAAAGCAGTTAGAAGCACCGACAGCGAGTACAGACAGTGGTCTACCTAAAAGTGCAAAGCTTACTGGTGGAACAGGTCTTGCAAGCGAAGAGAGTGCAAAAGCATTACAAAAATTAAATGCAGAAATCACAGGTACAGAAACGAGTGTTGAATCCTTAAACACCAATTTAGGACAAACAACACAATTGCAGGATGAAATCAGCAATTCAAATATCAAGACAACAGCATATCAGATTCTTGAAGATTCCTTGCAACGTCTTGATACACAATTTGAACAGGTAGCAACAGCACAGCAAGAAATCTTTGCAAGAAATCAGAATGCAACTTCTTCCCATGCATTTTTAGCATTGGAGAGTGCTGCGGAAAAGCTCGGCAGACAATATGACGAATTACTAGCGAAGAAAAAACAGCTAGACAGCGGAACAACAACCGCACAACCAACAGAAAAAGTACGTACCGCACCGATTACAGGGAACTACGCAAAGACAGCATCAGAAGAAAGCGAGAAAGCCTTAAATGCATTAAATAAGGAAATATCTAAGACTGATGCAAAAGAAAGAAGCCTTGTTGGAACAAATGGAAAACTTGGTTCATCTTACACCAATATCGGAAGCAAAGTAGCGGAAACAAACGGAAAATTAAGCAAAACAAGAATACTTGCAACACTTTTATCAAGTGGTATTAGCAAGCTTGGAAATGTATTAAAAAAAGTTGGTTCATCCGCTCTTAGTGTTGGAAAGAGAATTGGAAGTCTTGTAACAAGCTTCCTTAATACATCACAAAGTGCTGATAATGCACGTTTTTCGATTGGTCGAATGGTTGGTATGAGTATCTTATATTCGACCGTGTTTGGAATGATTGGTAAAGTCAATGCTGCGGTAGCAAGCGGTATGCAGAATCTAGCACAGTATTCCAATCGCACAAATGCAGCACTATCATCTTTGATGTCGGCACTGACACGATTAAAAAACAGTTTTGCAACGGCGTTTAGTCCGATTCTTACAGCGATAGCTCCTGCATTAGTTACGTTGATTAACTTAATATCAAAGGCATTAACCTATGTAGGAATGTTTATTGCAGCACTGACAGGGCAAAAGACATTTACAAAAGCTGTAGGGGTGCAACAAGACTATGCTGCATCTTTAGGAAGTACGGCATCGGCATCGAATGATGCAGCGAAAGCAAGCAAGAAAAACGCCAATGCCACAAAGAAAGCAAACAAAGAGAACCAGACATATCTATCTGGTCTTGATGAAATCAGACAGTTCCAGAAAAAGAACAAAGATGATTCCGACACAACACCTGGTACCGGCGGTGGCGGTGGCGTAGGTGGTGGCGGTGGTGGACTTAGTCCATCGGATATGTTCCAAGAAGTACCAATTGCTAGTTCTATCAAAGGAATAGCAGATAAAATCCGAAAGTTGATTAAGGACGAAGATTGGGAAGGACTTGGAGCATATATCGCAAGCGGTATCAATAAAGGATTGCAAAAAATCTATGATGCTATCAATTGGAATAATGTAGGTCCAAAGATAACTTATTTTGTAAATGCATTTACACGGACGTTCAATAGTCTTGTAGATCACATTGACTGGGATTTGCTCGGACGAACTATAGGTGCAGGTATTAATACACTTGTCAATACAATGAATCTTTTAATTGAGGGTATCGACTGGAAAAATCTCGGAACTAAATTTTCAGTAGGATTCCGCGGATTAGTTAACGAGGTAAATTGGACCAACTTAGGAAATCTGTTTGGGAACAAATTTATGATTGCATGGAATATCTTTAACGGATTTGTTTCTGATATGTCAAGAAAAAGAAATCTTGGGTTGACTGGTTGGGAAGAACTTGGAATATCTCTAGGAAATCTTGTTAATGGAATCTTTGATAAAGTTAATTTCACAACAATTGCCGATACGTTAGTAAAAGGAATCAACGGAGCATTTGCAACGTTAGGAGCGTTTGTAAAGACAGTGGATTGGTCTGGAATTGCAAAGAACATCACTAATGGTCTTAATGCTATGATTCAAGGAATTGATTGGGCAACGGCAGGGCAGACGTTAAGTGATGCAGTGACAAGTCTGTTAGGTGTGTTTGCTAGTGTTGCACAAAACACCGATTGGAATGGACTTGGAAGAGGAATTGGAACATTCCTAAACAATATTGACTGGGGTACAATCTTTAGTCAAGTATTCACAATTATAAAAAATGTTCTTGGCGGTTTGATTTCTGGTTTATCAAGTACAACAGCAGGAAAATTAGCGTTAGCACTTGGTACAGCGATTGGAGCAATCAATTTGGCAGGAAGCTTTTCTAAAATGCTTACTGGAAAAAGCTTATTAGCGAATATCATATTAGCACTTGGAAAATCTGGTGGCGGTGGAATTATTGGAACAATCGCAAGTGGCCTTTCGACAGGATTAGTAGCTATATTTGGTGCAGAGGGAATACTTGCAACAACGTTAATACCTGCGATTGGTTCATTTGTATCTATGATAGGAACAGCATTAAGTGGCTTAGCTGCACTTTTCACTTTTCCGGCAGGAGTTATTGTTGCTGCGATAGTCGCAGGAGTTGCACTTATCGTATTAAACTGGGATAAGGTCAAAGCAGTCGCAGGAAAGGTTGCAGAATTTGCCAAAGGTGCATGGGAAAAATTAAAGAGTGGATTTGATACCGTTGCATCCGGCATAGGAAAAGCAGGAGAAACAATCAAAAAAGGTTGGGAATCTGTGAAAGAAAAAGCAGGAGATTTAAGAGATGGCATCAAAGAAAGAATAGAAAAATTACCAGAAAATGCTCAAACATGGGGACAAGGAATTGTCAACGGACTGCAAGAAAAGATTTCTGGCGGTATTGAAACTGTTAAATCAACAGCAAGTACATTAAGGTATGGGATTGAAGATAATGTAAGCGGTGTCGTTGAAAAGTTTAGACAGTTTGGAAATGACGCAATGTCAAAAATTAGAGATAATCTAAGTGGTCAGAATTTATCAACTGTTAAAGCGAAAGCGGAAGCAGTGAAAAATAGTGTGTCTGACGGATTCAAAGGAGTTATATCTAACTTTGGCACGCATGCAAGCGATGCCATGAAAAATGTCAAGAACACATTTGAAGAGAAGAAGCAAGGCGTTGTTGATAAAGTCGAAAATGTAAGAGACAAGATGGTTGGCGGGCTGAAAAAGCTAAAAAGTTTGATGGCAGGAAACTCTGACAGTCCAGTGAAAGAAGCTATCAGAAAGATGAAAACAGTTTTCTCAGAAATGAACTGGGGAAGCGTTGGACTAAATGTTGTAAAGGGAATTGTTCAAGGTGTTGGAAACAATGCATACAGACTTGTAAATAAAATGATGGACCTTGCAAAAGAAGCATGGAACGCAGTAAAAGATTTCTTTGGAATCCATTCTCCATCAAGACTTATGAGAGATACGGTAGGTAAGATGATACCTGCAGGTATCACAGTAGGTCTTGAAAAAGCTTTCCCAGATACGATTGATACATTATTAGACCAATCTAAACAGTTGGCAAATGTACCATTTACAGCACCATATGTAGCAAGTGGAGCGGTAATACCTGCGAAAGCATCCGCAGTGATCGCACAAAAGCAACACAGTACAGATAGCAATAACAATGACGTACTTAATCTACTAGAACAGCTATTATCTGTTATGAAGTCCTTAGAATCAGACAACAGCGGTAACAACGGTGGAGATTATCACTTCACAGCACAGATTAACCGCAGGACGTTGTTTGATGAATTTATCGAAGAAGCAAAACTAAGACAAATGAGTAATGGTAGAAATCCATTCAGCCTTGCGTAGAAAGGAGTAAAAAATGGCACAGGATTATATAAAAATCAATAATAAAAAAGTCTGGCAACCAGATTCAGACACAGCTGTAGCATTTGAAACTACCTATACGCAAGGTAGCACAAGGGCACAGTCTGGTAAAGGAAAGTTTACCCCGATGTTCACAGTAGAGCGATTTACATACAGTGCATCGGATGTGCCAATGTCTAAGGTTACGGAAATATTAGAAATGGTGGCACGTGGTAAATCTTTTGATTTACATTATTTTTCTGTATTTTACGGAGAGTGGAGAACAGCAAAGTTTTATGTCGGACAGGTATCGGACATTAAGATAAAAACACTTAAAAATAACCATGAAAAAGTATCAAGTATATCTTTCAATATGCAGGGGGTTAACCCGATATGATAAATGTAAGTGATGAATTTAAACAGCTAATGACAGAACGACAAGATTTTAAATGCAATGCAGAAGTAACGCTTGCGAATGGAACTGTACTGCCATTAGGAGAAGATGATTTTTCAATAGATAACAATAGTCTTGTTGATTCGGCAGGTGCTAACACCATTCCTTTAGGTGTTGCACTCAGCCGTAATGTACAGTTAGAAATCATGAATGACGATGAACACTTATCTGATTATGATTTCTTTGGAGCAAAAATCAGACTATATCTGACGTTTGAATTATCATCAACGATAGAAAAAATTGAATACGGTATATTTACCGTCACTCAACCAGAAACCTACGGAAGTGTTGTAACGATTGTTGGATACGATGATATGTATAAAGCAGATAAGACATACAGCACAACATTGACATTCCCTGCGACAGCAAAGAGTGTGCTAATTGATAGTTGTGATACCTGCGGTATCTTGATTGGAAATAGTAACTTTTTACATAATGACTTCCAGATACCAACCATGCCATCTAGTGAGTATACACACCGACAAATTATAGGATTTATTGCAATGATTGCCTGCGGAAATGCAAGAATTGACCGCACAGGGCGATTACAGATAATGACCTATGATTTTGATTATGATAGTGAGGATATTCATAAATTGGTTGATTACAATAAACTGACAAGTGATACGAACGATGTGCAGGTAACAGGCGTACGAATGACACGAAAGGTTACTACAACCGATGATGATGGCAATACAAGTGACACAGAAAAAACGGTACAAGTTGGTAAAGATGGTTATGTTTTATCTGTAGAGAATCCACTTGTAACAGGGCATGAAGAGACACTTATTTCGTGGATTTATGAAAAGTTTGGAAATGTGACTTTTAGAGCTTTTACGATGGACTATATATCTTATCCAATAGCAGAGTTTATGGATAAGATTAAAGTTACAGATTGGAGAGAAAATAGCTTCTATTCTGTATTAACAGATGTAAACTTTGTATTCTTCGGATATACAACATTAAAGAATAGTGCAGAATCTCCATTGCGTAACCAGAGCAACTACACATCAAGTAATCAAAAAGCGATCATACAAGGGAAACAGTTAGTTGAGCAGGAAAGAAATAACCGTCAAAATGCTGTAGATAAGATGCAAGAAGCATTAAAAAATAGTAACGGAATGTATTCAACACAGGAAGTGCTATTGGATGGTTCAACTATATATTATCTCCATGATAAACCAACAATGAAAGAATCAAAGAATGTTATCAAATTGACAGCAGAGGTTATTGGATTTTCTATAGATGGCGGTAAGACATATCCTTATGGATTCACGATCACTGGGGAAATGGTAGCAAGATTGCTTTATACAGAGGGAATCAATGCAGATTATATCAACACTGGTGCATTAACAGTCAAAGATAAATCTGGAAATATTATCTTCTATGCAGATATGGAGACTGGTACTGTAAAGATTTCTGGGGACAACGTCACGATTGGTGGCAAAACAGCACCAGAAGCAATTAGTGATGCTGTGAAAGAATCTAAGAACTACGCAGATGGTAAAGTATCAGATTTTGCAGAAACAGTTACAAAAAGTGTAGCGGACCTACAGAACCAGATAGACGGACAAATTGAGACGTTCTACTACGATTACGAACCAACATTAAAAAATATCCCTGCTTCTGACTGGACAACAGAAGATGATAAAAAGAAGCATGAGGGAGACTTATTTTATTGGAAATCTAAAGGATATGCCTACAGATTCTTCAAAGATGGCGACACATGGAAGTGGCAGTTAGTACAAGACACGGACGTTACAAAAGCATTAAGGACAGCATCTTTCGCACAGTCCACAGCAGACAGTAAATGTCGTGTATTTTTGACACAGCCTACACCACCTTATGATACTGGCGATATGTGGAATCAAGGACAGAACGGAGACATCCTTACTTGCGTTGTAGCAAGGGGAGAGGGTGCAAGTTATGTGGAAACTGACTGGCAGAAACTTAATAAATACACAGATGATGAGACTGCTAACAAGGCACTGGAAGAAGCGAGAAAATCTCGTGCAATGATTATCAATCTGGACAACGATTATCAAGCAATCACGACAGATTATAAGGGAGAATATACATCATTTCCAGAGTGCCACACGACAGCACAGGTTTTATACGGTCATACTGATATATCTAACGACTGTACTTACAACGTGCAGAAGTCAAGCGGTGTCGTAGGTTCTTGGAATAATTCAACTCATACCTACACTGTGACAGCATTAACAACAGATGTTGGATGGGTGGATATTACAGCAAATTATCTTAATACTTATTCAGTTACGAAAAGATTTGACATTGCGAAATTAAAAGGCGGTATTCCTGGAGAAACAGGTGCAAAGGGAGAAACTGGTGCTACTGGTCCGCAAGGGCCACAGGGAGAGAAAGGTAACACTGGTGCGACAGGACCGCAAGGAGAAAAAGGCGAAAAAGGAGACCAAGGACCACAGGGGTTACAAGGAATCCAAGGACCGCAGGGAGAACAGGGTATCAGAGGCCCGCAGGGTGCTAGTGGAGCTACAACATATTTCCACATTAAGTACAGCTCTGTTGCAAAACCTACAACAGCTTCTCAAATGACTGAAACCCCATCTACCTATATTGGAACATACGTGGACTTTACAGAAGCCGACTCAAACGACCCATCTAAATATACATGGGCAAGATTCCAAGGATTACAGGGAGAAAAAGGTACGCAGGGTATCGCAGGTACTAACGGTATTGATGGAAAAACATCTTATCTTCACATCAAATACTCAAACGATGGTGGAAAAACTTTTACTTCCAATTCTGGCGAAACGGTAGGAGATTACATTGGTACTTGTACGAATTACAACCTAAACGACCCAACGACAGTAGCTTCTTACACTTGGGCAAGAATCAAGGGAGAGACAGGGGCAACAGGACCACAGGGAGAAAAAGGGAATACGGGAGCAACTGGTCCGCAAGGAAGTGCAGGAAGAACGTACTTCATGGAAACATCGTCAAGTATCGTGAAAATGTCTGCGGACAACACGATTGTGCCGAACTACATTACATTATCTGGTTACTACCGTGACGGTACAGCAACAGCACGTACAGCCTATAAGTGCCGATTCAAGATTGAGGAAACAACTGACGGAGATACATACACGACCGTTTATACTTCATCTTCAGATGAAACGGACATTACACACGCACTGTACTCTGTACTAGCGAGTGGTTCAAGTGGTATCACAGCAAGCGGTTCAAGTGGTATCGGTATCTCAAGAAATCTTACAGCGTTAAGGTGTACGATGTATGCCGCAGGTGGATTTTCACAGGTGTTGGATATTGAGACAATTCCAGTAGCCATTGACGTAGATGCACTGACTCACGAAGATATATTCAATCTGCTGACCAACGACGGAGCATGGCAAGGTATTTATCGTGGGTCTGACGGTAAGTTGTATATCAACTTTACTTATGCTAGAGGTGGAACATTAAATCTTGGTGGAAAAGCAAACACGTACGGTAATGGACAAATGCACGTTTATGATGCAAATGACAATGAAATTGTTGACATAAACACGAAAGGGATAGTCGTAACGCATTATATATCAGGCATGGGAGAAAAGCCAATATCATATGTGTGTATAACACCAGACGTGTTCGGTGGTATATATTTATCTGAAAACAAGGATGGAACTGGTGCATGTGCGATTTTGTCCCCAGATGAGATTGTATTAAAAAATAACAGCAGTGGACCAATTACAGTACAGACAGACATAACAATGCATATGACGGATGAATCACTTTATCTTGGGTCGGTAAGTGAATATAAATTTCATTTTGGAAAAGAAAAATCAAGTTTTTTTCAGCCAGTTACTATTGGCGGTAATTTGTCTGTTGCAGGAACAAAAAACAGAATCATAGATACAGAAAATTACGATACAAGAAAGCAGTATTGTTACGAAACAGCAACCCCATATTTTGGGGATATAGGTTCTGGATGTACTGATAATACAGGAAAATGTTACATAGACATTGACGATATATTTTCAGAGACAGTAAACATAGGTGTTGAGTACCAAGTATTCTTGCAGAAAGAGGGCAAAGGCGACTTATGGGTAGAAGAAAAGACCGATAGCTACTTTGCCGTAAAAGGTACTGAAAATCTTAAGTTTTCGTGGGAAATCAAAGCAATTCAGAAAGATTACGAATTTGAACGACTTGAAAAATTCGATAACTCAGAAAAAGAAGAAGTGATTGACTATGAGAAAGAATATATGGAAGAAATCAGCGATTTAATTAAAGAGCAGGAGGAAATTTTAAATGAAACAGTTGAGTAGTTTTATGGTATTAAATATTGACGGTGGAGACAGAGTATCATACACATACAATGAGATTGACGATAACACAGGAGAACCATTGTCACAGAATAAAAAAGAAAATTTCTGGGTAGTAGATAAAGAACTTAAAAAGCACATTGATGCTATCAGAAGCTACGTCAGAGAAAACAAGTTGAATTAAGGAGTGATGTTATGGCAATCAATATACCTTTAGTACATATATCGGATTTAACAGAGAAAAAGACAATATCAGATGATGATTACATGCTTACTGGTGGGAGTACCGCCAGTAAGGTTAAGTGGTCAACGATCGTGTCTCTGATAAAAACTAAATTAGGGATTGGAAATATAGAAGATAGTATAAGTAAAATACACTCAGATATTTCTACGTTAAATAGTGATTTAACAAATAGATCAAGGAACATTGTGCTAAAAACAAGTGGTTCTGGTAATGATTTCTATATATCAATAGAAAACTATACTACAGTTCAAAAAACATGTGATAAGTTTGCTTTGCTTCTTTATGGAAACGGGAATGGAAGTCCAATATGCTCTCTAATTACAGTAAATGTAAGTGGTTCAAACGTTAAAATTGACGGCACATCAAACATTATATCTAGTAACGTGTATTGCCGTGCAAGCGGTACGTCTATACAAATTTGTAATCTCCCACAATGGGGATATTATACGGTAATTGCTCCACCTAGAGTATATATAGACCAAGGTGGAATCGTATTTGATAATTAACTTACCTTGCATAAACATCATAAGTAACTGTACCTGTTGGAGACACTACTTGCCAATTTGAAGCAAAGTAAACAACATTTCCATTGTTGCATGCCATAAAGCTTGCGTGATAAGTGTTGTCATACCAGTAACCATCAGATATATTCTTTGTTTCTGTTAAATTTGGAAATATAAACGTAAATTGTGGACTTATTGCATTAGGATAATTAATCGTTGCAACAAGAATTGCCATTTTATATTCACTTGGAATTGTATATTTTGTTGAACTTGGAATATTTGATGCAATCTTTTTATAAGTTAAATCACTATTATCCTTAGTTTTTGTACGCAATTAGAACTTTTGTGTCCATATCCCTGTAATTGAATGTCGAATTGTTTGTTGCAATACAGCGAAAAACAAGCGTATTGTCTCCATCGAAATCTTTTAGAGAAATTATCATAAACGGCAGGCTTCCAGTATCTCTAACGGTTCCAATAATATCAATAAATGATATTTCTGATTTTGATACAGGAGAGCTAACCCATATTTGACCATTAGCATCTGTACGACCAGATATGTTGACGATTGCAAAATGTAACCCATTTAAATCACTATTTAACGTAGAAAATAAAAAACACCCTGCACGAAGCAAGGTGTAAATAAATTACAAATGGAGATTAAAGACTAAAAAATCTCCAACTACATATTAACATAAAACCTCAACAAACGAAAGGAGAAACTATGAATTTAAAATTACGTTTCAAAAATAAAGCAACACTGGTGGCATTAGCTTCTGCCTTAATCGCATTTATCTATCAGATTTTAGGAATCTTAGGTATCACAGCACCAATCGCACAGGATGCAGTAACACAGCTTGTAGGTATCATCCTTAATATTTTAGTAGCGGTGGGTGTATTGGTAGACCCAACAACAAGCGGTATCGGAGACAGCGAGCTTGCAAAGAATAAGACAGATATTGCAGAGGTAATCGAGTACAAAAAGGAGAACTAATATGGCGAATACAGTAGACAAGTTTCTTACAGTAGCCAAAGGAGAAGTTGGATACTTAGAGAAGAAAAGCAATAAGAATCTGAACAGCAAGACAAAGAACGCAGGTAGCAACAACTACACTAAGTATGGAGCATACTTTGGCATTAACGGTCCAGATGCTTACTGGTGCGACATGTTTGTTGACTGGTGCATGGTGCAGGCGTACGGCAGGGATGTAGCAAAAAATCTTTTACATGGATTTAGTGCATACACTCCAACATCAGCACAAAAATTCAAAGACAATGACCAATGGCATAAAACACCAAAGGTTGGAGACCAGATTTTTTTCAAGAACTCAACACGAATCTGCCACACTGGAATTGTGTATGCAGTCACAGATGAGATGGTGTTCACGGTCGAGGGAAACACAAGCAATGGAGAAGCGGTTATTCCAAACGGTGGTGCAGTGTGCAAGAAGTCTTATGCTTTAGGCAATAGTCGTATCGCAGGATATGGACGACCTAAATATGATAACGTAAAAGTATCATACAGCGTTGTAAAAAAGAACTCTTCCAAGAATGCGATCAAGTGGTTACAAAAGAAGCTGAACGCAAATTGTACATATGCAAACGAACATCCATTAGCGGTTGACGGAATCTGGAAAACAAAGACAATGCAAGCCTTGAAGAAATACTGGAAACAGTTAGGATGGAACACGTCTGGAACATATGCAGGAAAGAAAACTTGCACGGCTTTGAAAAAAAATCGAAAAAAGTAGTTGCAATGTCGAAAATGATATGATATTATAAACAACGTTGAAGCGAGAATGTTCCATTTTCGTTCCAACCAAAATTGAGAACAATAGAGTTTATGCGGTTTAACATAGATTTGATTCCTTGACTTTTAATCAAGTTGTCCGGGGTTCGAATCCCCGCACGCTCACTTTAAAAAGCACGGTTGCCAAATGGATAAATACCGTGCTTTTCTTGTATTTATACAGTTTTTAAGGGTATGACCTGTCTAAAAATCATACCCTTAAAGTAACCGAAAGTATTTAAAAGTTTAAGGAAGTATTTGTTCCATACGTGTTCCATGTTCCATTTTTGTTCCAGAAACATTCTTAAAAAGCCATGATAATAAATCTTGTAGCTGTTCCATTTTTTGTTCCACTGGTTGTTCCATTTTTTGTTCCAAATCTACGAAACTTAATGCATTATTTACAGCTGACACTTTATCTTCTTTTTCCATCATGATATGGTTGTATACTTTCATTACAACTTCTTCTGAATCTCCAACTAACTTAGCCACCATCTTAATACTGATAATTGGAATCTGGTAGCATAAGCAAGAACAATAATTATGTCTGAAAACATGGCTTGTCAATCCCTCGATGATACTAGGGCTGACTGCCTGCATAGCTTTTAATATTCTGTCAAACATTCTTCGAAAACCAGATTTTGTCATAGGTTTGTAGTTTTGGTTTACAAAAAGATATTTTCTTTTGTCTTTCCTCAGCATAGATATATAGTCGGCTATATAATCAAATACACTGTTAGGAATTGGAAGTATTCTTTCTCCGTTAGTTATATTTTTTACCGTTTTTACAAAAGGAATATTATCTGATATGTCGTGAGATTTAGTGATAGATACTGTATGGGCTTCTAAGTCGAAGTCACTTTCTGTTAGTGCTAGAGCTTCTCCACGCCTTAATCCACAGCCGTAAAGGATGTAGGCATACAATTTATCCATTGGTTTAAAATCTGCCGTAAAAACGGCTCTCTGTTCGTCTGGTGTCAAAGCACGTTGTTCGTCTGCTTTATATTTGATTCCCTCAAAATCGTCAAAAATGTCTGCGAATGTTTGAGCGGAGAAAATACGATCACGTACAGCACTACGCAATATTTGCTTGAATGTCATAGCAATCTGCTGTTGTGTTCGTGGATGCCCTGTAGCATGGTTTAATAGCAATTGGAAATGTTTTCGCTCAATGTCTTGCAATTTGGTATAAGCTATCGGAATAAAATGTACGTTGATAATGTTTTCATACATTTTGTTTGTATTATTAGCACGACTAAATTCTTTGTATAAATGTCTCCATTGTACAGCATATTCAATAAATAATATGTCAGTTTCAATGATTCCACGACGTTCATCCCTTAATCGTTCAAATTCCTTTACTTTCTTTTCAAGGTCCTTAGAGCTTTTAGCGGACCGCAGGTGTTTATATCTCTTCTTTCCATTATCCTTGTATGTGCCATCCCATACGTTAGTGGAATAGTAACCGTCTTTACCTTTTTTAAATTTAGCTGTTGCCATTGTATCACTCCTTAGTTATAAATTAGTTAAAAATGGGTACAAAAATAACAGCCATGCAAGAGTGGATTTTTAAAGCGTTGCAAAATAATATGAATGTGTTACAATAGATATGGAATTTTCTATATTAAAATTTTACGATGTTATGGAAAAGGGCTACCGTTCTTTTTAGTCTTCTAACGGTGGCTCTTTTTTGCGTTCTTGCATAACTGATGTAGTCATGATACAATATAGGTGTTTGGCTGTACTATCTTGTATGATAACTACCTTGTATTTATATTAGATAGTGCTTTGGACTGTACCTATTTGGACGTGGGTACGGTCCTTTTTTTATTGTTTAAAAATCATATTTTGTCCAGTAACCATTGTTACTATAAGTGAAAGATGCAACGTTATTTGGAATTAAAAATGCTGCATACATCTTACTGCTACCACCGTTATATAATTTAATTTCTGAACGGTCGTATTCCCAATCAATATAAAGGGCAGATACGCCACCTAAGTTTTGTGTGGCTGATGAATTATAGAAACAATATGGATTCAATATATCAGAACCATCTAAAAAATACTTGTCATATCCACTGATCGCAGATACATCAAACGTGAAAAGCACAAGGTTTGTGTTAGGGTTGTTAGATAGTTCTTCCTGTTCAAATTCTCCCCATTTCCCGAATGATTTCAATAAATTTATAGCATCGTTTCCTTTGCGTACTTCGTTTAATTTAAAATAATATACAGAACCATAATTATTTATCGTAACACCGTTTCTTGGGTTATAAGGATTTGTTCTGCTACCTAAAGGATTAGCAGGAACTGTTGTGGTTGGTTTTGTTGTATTCTGCGTTTTCTTTTTATTCTTCACAGTTACTTTGCATTTATATTTTTTCTTTCCAATCTTTGCTGTGATAGTAGCACTTCCTGCCTTTTTAGCAACGACTTTTCCTTTTTTAGAAACTGTTGCAACTGATTTTTTACTACTTGACCATTTAGGTTTTTTCTTTGTGCCTTTTACCTTTAATGTTTTGGATTGCCTAACAGTAAGTGTAATTTTTGAGTTAGAAATCTTAATTTTAGATTTTGCTTTTACTGTATTTAAATTTCCAAAAACGCCCAGTGTGACAGCAAGTAAAAACACAGTTAATAATTTACATGATTTTTTCATGATACTCCTCCTTTTGTTAATGTATAACAAGCAACGTGACAACCACAATCGCAGGCAAATCGCAGGCAATAAACCACGTATTTATGAGGTTTTCAAGACTTTTTGCATAGTTGCATCACAGGCAAATCGCAGGCAAATGACAGGCAAATCGCAGGCAAACATCAATCAACTATGCATTTTCTTTTTTTAAAGTCCAAGAAACCACGGTTTTATGCGGTTTTCAGCACCATGCAAAAAGTTTTTTAAATTTGTGATTGACAAAACAATGTTTTTAGTGTATTTTTATTTTCTTTTATATAAATATATAGTATCTAAAGACTATAGTTATATATAACCTATATAGTATTATAATAATTAATATTTATATTTAATTAAAAAGAAAAAAATAAAACAAAAAAAGAAAAACATTAGAGCTGTTTGAATGCAATTAGCTGAGGGGTGTATCCTGTCAGCATTGCAAGTTGCTCTTTTGTATAATCTTTGTGTTCAAGTATCACTTCGTCTGGTATCAAAAGTTCAGAAGCAAATGTCTGTGCTTCTTGTTCGATAGAGTTCTCATAACAGTTCTTGCCGAATGAGAAGAAATAAAAATCTTCTTTGTGCAGGACTGCATGACCTAACTCATGAGCTAATACTTCGTGATACTTTTTTTCGTTGTCTAATAATTTTTCGTTTATGTAAATAAAATCTCTTTCGTGAATCTTTAAATAGCAACCAGATATTTTTTTTAAGTCCCCGATCTGGATGATTATGTCTAATTCTTTTGCAAGCCTAACGGGGTTTCTGGTTTCGTATTTTTTAATCAAATTGTATACAATAGATTTAATTTGATTATGATTCATACATCCATATCCTTTCTTCACTTATTTTTCTGTTCAAGAAATATAAGTGACATTTCGTATTGGTTTAATATTGCATCAAGAGATTCATCATCAAGCTTTTCCCCATCGTAGTAAATTGGATGTTGAGTTCTGTTTTTTAGTAAATCTCTCATTCTCTCTAGTTCATCTTTGATGTCTATTCTTTGATTTTTTTCTTCATTTTCCTCCTTTCCAGTCATTATAAAATCCAATGACACATTAAAATAGTCAGCTATTTTTTTCAATTTTTCGGCATTTGGTTTAGAAGTACCGAGTTTGCTTAAATAGCCTTTTCCAAAACCCAAGTCTCCCTCAACCCTGTTCATAGATACATGATTGATTTTACATAGGTGTCGGATGCGTTCTTTCATGTCCATGCTTGCTCCTTTCACAAAGTTCTGAAAAAATCGCAAAAAACTATTGACAAACTGAAAAAATCGCATATAATTAAGATATAGCTTCTGAAAAAATCGCAAAACAATAGCGAGGCAGTTTGCTTGAATAGTTTTTTAATTTTTTGTGGTAATTAGATTATAGAATATATTCAGAACTAAGTCAATATTATTTTGTGATATTTTCAGAACAATAAAAGAAAGAAAGGAGTGTAAAAATATGTTAGTCGGCACGAAAGTTAAAGAAATTGCCAAGAAAAAAGGAATCTCACTTAATCAACTGGAAAAAGATACAAAAATTGCAACAGGTAGTATTTCAAAATGGGACAAAATTAGTCCATCGTTTGAAAAGGTGTGCAATGTAGCAAAGGCATTAGATGTCAACGTTGATGAATTAATAGGAGAGTGAGTAGTGAAGAAAAGATATTCTCATAAAAAAATGAGAGCATGGTCAGAGTACCTATTGATTACAAGAATATCTTTTGTGCTTTCTTGTACAGCATTGGTACTTACGATTGTGAGATTGCTACTTAAATAGACTGACGATAAGAGCTATGAAGCTTAGAAGATAGCAGAAAAGAGGGTGTATATGAATTTTGATGATTTGTTCTACTACCTAAATTACGGCAGAACGAGAAAACAAAAAAAGAGAGACTTAATGTTTTTAAGAACTCTCTTCTTCATAAAGCTTGCTACATTGATTTTGATGATAGTAATGCTTGCTATTTATGTATATCTACTAATAGCGAAATAAAAGCAATGACAACAGAAATAAAAGCTAAAGCAGTATTGATAAGGACCATACCTTTAGTCCATAACCATTCTTTACGAATTGTTTTGATAAGCTGTTTATCATTTTCTAAAAATTTTAAAATTTCATCTTGAACCTTTTGATTTTTGGAATAGTCAGAAGATTTCATTTTATCAATGGTTTCTTCATCTGGTTTATCAAGATGCGGTAAAGGATTTTTAGACATAGTATACCTCCTAAGGAGATTATAACACAGAAAGGAGTACAGAAATGTATATTCCACCATTTCAATTAGGAATATTTGTAGGAGCTGTAGGAGTAATTGCACTTGAAATCACAGCTGTATTAATCGACAACTACAGAAGTAAAAAGAGAAGAGAAGCACGAAAGAAATAAAAATGCCCCATGCGGTACTGGAACTACCACACAGGGCGAATGTAACCACTAACCATAGCTTAGCGGTAAGAAAATTATAACACAATTTTTTTAACACCGCAAGAAAGAGGTGCGGAATGGAAGATAAGACAAAGCAGTGGAAAGACTTAGAAGAATACTTTGCAACAGAGGTAATTGAGCAAAGTAAACGGACAGCAAAAAGATGGTTTGCAATCTGGCTAATTACATTCATTGCATTGGTTACGACAAATACAGTGTGGATATATGTGTTTAACTCATATGAATACGTTCAGCAGGACGGAAGCGGAGTTAACAACTATCACACCGACATTGATGGAGACTTAGAGAATGGGACAAAGAATTAAAGCTAAGAAGAACGGCAAATACAAGAAAGTGGCGTTCAGACAGGCAGGAATGAAGAAAAGAGGATACTACCGAAGGAAGAAGCGGAGAAAGTGAGGTAAACATGGAATACCCGAAACCAGTTATGAAGATGGGAGAGCTTGTGAAAATGGGGTTCCCGAGGTCGTTTCTGGATGAAGCTTATCGGGAACGTGGACAAGACTTTGCACAAAAAGGTGCTAAGAAAAATTCTCCAATCTTCTTTGACACTGAGTTGTTTGAAAAATGGAGAGCAAGGAAACAAAGAGAAGAAAACAGAGCATTGAGAGGAGATATGATATGAGAACAGGAACAGCAATCATGATTCTGGGACTTGCTTTAACAGGTCTAGGAATCACACCGTTTGTATTCATGGCGTTCTGCACACTCGCAGGTCTGGCAGAAATTAAAATGGAGCGTGATGGGTGGAAATAAAAAAAGCACCAAGACGTGCAGGTCTAAAGTGCTTAACAAAAAATGCATAACAACAGTATAGCAGGAAAAGGAGAATGTGACAATGATTATTACAAAAACAGAATTTAAGGATACGGTTAAAGAAATAATCGTTAATGGAATCAGCAACACACAACCAGAGAATATGACAGAGGAAGAAAATACAAAATCTGACAAAGAGTTAACAATAATGTTGACAGACTACTTTGAAAAGGTAATAAGAAATATCTTTTGTGGAGAAAATTGGACGTACAGTAAAGATGAATTAGCTACTGTTTCGGGTTCGGTTTTAAATGATAGATTTTCTGACAATCCAGAACCACTGGTATTTATGGAAAATATGGCGTGCATTGCAGCCACTAGATTACTGATTAACATGTTAGAAGAAAAAATGCAGGAAGAAGAGCCACAGGAAAAGGAATTTGATGTAGAAGAGATTCTAAGAGAAGCAGGGAGTGAGCAGGAATGATCGTAACAGGATACACAAATGAATACGGAACAGTAATCCCAGAAGAAGATTCAACAGAATATATCTGGAAGCAGGCAAGAAACAATGAAGAAGATAAAACATGGCTACTAGAGTATATGTGGGACGTGTTTACAGGAAATCCAAAATTCAAAAAGGAATTAGAGGAACTAAAAGAAGCTTGTTTTGATGATGTATGCAGTGTGAAAGAAGTCAATGAACAGGGAAATGTAATTCCGTATAACGGAGAATATGAACCAGAGGGGAGATAGATAACATGACAATACATGAAAAGATGATGAAGATTCAGACAACATTGAAAGCACCAAAAAATCTAAGAAACTCATTCGGTGGGTATATGTACCGCAACGCAGAGGGAATCTTAGAAGCTGTGAAACCACTTCTGGAAGAACAGAAGCTTGCAATGTACATAACAGATGATGTAATAGCCGTTGGCGATCGTGTCTATGTAAAAGCAACGGTAAAGGTGCAGGACATTGAAACAGAAGCAAGCGTAGAAGCAACAGCACTTGCAAGAGAAGCACTTAATAAAAAAGGAATGGATGATTCTCAGATAACAGGAACGGCATCATCGTATGCACGTAAGTATGCCTTAAATGGAATCTTCTTACTGGATGATACAAAAGATGCTGATACGGACGAAAATCAAAAAGAACGCAAAGCAAGAGCGGACAAGCAAGCAGACGATAACAATGCGGATGCAATCAGAGCTATGAAGATTTCAAAAATCAAACAGGACACACTTTTGAGTCTGTGTGATGAAATGGCATTTGATATTAACAAGATTCTTGCATCTTATCATCATAAAGATATTTCAGAAATTACCGAGGGAGAATATCAGTACATTGTAGCCAACAAAGACAAGGCTAACGTAAGAAAGATTTGGAGCTGATTAGATGGAAACTAAAGCCAAAATTCATGATATATCCATTGATTTTGAAAGCGGTAAGCAGGTTATTTCCCTTGTGTGTGAAAAAGACATACGAGGGGAATATGACCGACTGAAAGATAAAGAATGTCGGCTTAAGGTTGTTCAGTACCGTGAGGGCAGGAGTTTAGATGCCAATGCATACTTTCATGTATTAGTTGGAAAAATCGCAGAAGTAATGGATTGTAGCAAGGTGTTTATAAAAAACAAAATGATAGCGGAATATGGGCAGTATGAAAAGATAAACGGAAAGCTGATAACTATTCCGTTAGATGATGATATAGAAGCTTACGACGTAGAGTTTTGCCACCTACAACCAACAACGCAGACGACAATCAATACGGCAGGAAAGATTTTTAGAATCAATATTGTTATGAGAGGAAGCCACACATACGATACGAAAGAAATGTCTGAATTGATAAAAGGAACGGTGCAGGAAGCAAAGGCATTAGGTATAGAAACAGCGACACCGCAGGAGATAAAAGAAATGGAAGAAAGGTGGGGACTTAAGATTGAGAAAGAAAAAGTCAATCATCGTTGATGATATGGAACATTGTAAATTATGTGGAAGTCCTTATGTAGAGATACACCACTGTTTACATGGGACAGCAAACAGGAAGAAAGCTGATAAGTATAACTTAGTGATTCCGTTGTGCCACGAACACCATACAGGCGGTAAACAATCCGCACATTTAGATGCCAGATATGACCTTATGTATAAGAAGATGGCACAAAAGGCATTTGAAGAAAAGATAGGCACGAGAGAAGAGTTTATAAAGGAGTTTGGCAAGTCATGGCTGTAACATATACGATTCAAGGAAGACTGGACGGATTAAATGCTTACGTTAATGCTTGCAGGACTAATCCTTATAAGGGAGCAAAATGCAAGAGAAGTAATCAGAAAATCTGTAGATGCAATATTCCTTATGAATTAAAGGAAAAAGACAGAGAAATAAGATTTCCTGTTCGTGTAGAAATTACATGGTACGAACAGAACCGCAGACGTGATCCCGATAATATTGCATCGGCTAAGAAATATATCTTAGACAGCCTTGTAGAAGCAGGAGTGTTCCCAGATGATGGATGGAAATATGTAAAAGGATTTACAGATAACTTTGAGATTGACAAAAAAAAGACCACGGATAGAAGTGACTATCCATGAAGCTAAGTATCCATAAAATTAAGTAGGAGGGCAGTGAATGAACATAAATATAAATATAGATTGGGAATGGTATGAAAATAAAAATGTATTTAGATTGTTTTATCATTGCCTACTACATACAAATTTAGAGGATAAACGGTACTGCGGAAAAGAAATCAAGGCAGGACAATTTGTTTCTTCTATAACAAGAATCAGTGCAGAGACAGGATTGACAGAATCGCAGGTCCGAACAGCACTAAAGAAACTAAAGGATACTGGGTACATATCCACAAAAAGAACAAATAAATACACGATATACACAGTAAATGAGTATCAGAAGTACATAGATTGTGGACAAGTTGCAGAAACAACTACCGAGGAAAACACGGTGGTTGAAAATGGAACAAAAATGGAACAAACAGTGGAACGAAAAATGGAACAAACAGACGAAAACGCAAAGAAAAATTGCGAGAAATCAAAAGAAAATTGCGAAAAGTCGAACAAAAAAGCAATCAATGAATGTTTTGAAAGACTCTGGAAACAGTATCCGAATAAACGTGGTAAAGGACAGGTATCCGACACAAAGAAAAAGACTCTGTATGAGATAGGAGAAGAAAAAATAGAAAGAGCTTTGAAAAGGTATCTAGATGATTTATCTAAGGACAGTAGTTGGAGAAAACCACAGAACGGAAGTACATTCTTCAATTCTGGTTACGTGGATTATCTGGACGAGAACTACGAAAAACCACCAGAACCGAAGCCACAGCGGAATCCTGCAAGTGTCTTAGAGTGCGAGAGAGACTATGACTTTGATAATTTAGAGATGCAGTTAATGCAGAAACAACTAGAGTAAGGAGTGATGAAAAAATGTATCAAATGAGTTTTTTTAGTAACGAGATAGCTTTAAGAAGTTCTTCCATTACTAAGCAGACCAGAAGAGAATCACATCAAAAGGTTAATAAAGAAGCAATGCATATCTTGATTTTAGAACAACTAGAATACGGAGCAATGACAGCACGAGAGATCACAACGGTGTTATATAAGCACAAAAAAGTATTAGAACCGACAAGACAGCAGGTACAACCACGGCTAACGGAGTTAGTGCAGGACGGACGTATTGAGGTATGCGGTAAACGTCATGACAGTTTGACAGGCAGGAATGTAGCAATATACAGAAAGGTGGTGGAAGAAGATGGGGTATAAGAAATTCACAAAAGAATTTAAAAGAAAAGTTGTTGCGGAAAGTAACGCAAGACATGAGGTAAAGAGCGTTGCGAAAGAATACGGTATTGATTCATCCACCCTCTTTAAATGGAAAAAACAGAATTTAGATGAAAACAAAGAAGAAAACGCCCCATATTCTCGTGAATACATAAAAATGGTAGTAAAGACAAGACTGACAAAAAAAAACACGTCAAAATCTTGCTCACAAATGTTTAAGATTCCAGAGTATTTGATTACATTTTGGACAGAAAAATTTGGGGATGAAGTAAGAAAAGAAATTGAAGCAGAACGGCAAAGTAACAAAAGGAAACCTAGAGGTATTCATGTTACATCCAGTGCAGTTTATTGGAAATAAGAAAAGGAGATCAAAGAAATGAAAGGTTATAAAGCATTTAATAAAGGATTAATTTGTAAAGGAAAGCAGTACAAAGAGAATGAAACTTTTGAGGAAGAAAGAGCAGTTCCATGTCACAGAGGTATGCACTTCTGTAAGAACCCGTTCGATGTGCTTAATTTTTATGATCTGGTAGACGAGAATGGAGAATTTTCGGATTTTGCAAGAGTAGAAGCACCAGACGATGCAGAGGTAAAAACAGACGATAATATCAAATATTGCACAACAAAGCTTAAGATTGGAGCAAAGTTTTCTTTCGCAGGATTTGTTAAAACTTGCGTTGATTTTGTAATTGAGAAAACACAGTCAGAAAAACCAGACTCTGGGGACTCCGCAAAGATTGGTAGCTCTGGGGACTCCGCAAAGATTGGTAGCTCTGGGGACTCCGCACAGATTGGTAGCTCTGGGAACTACGCAAAGATTGGTAGCTCTGGGGACTCCGCACA